GCATATCCTACAGCACCAGAACCAAAAGAAGGAATTGCTGCCTCAATAGCATATAATGCTAAATTTCTACCGTTTAATGGAGCATCTCTAAAGATGAAATTGTTTCCATCAAGCCAATATTGAACTTTTGGTATTAATAAACGACCATCATAGATAGCAATTACATATTCATCAACTTGCGGTTCATATGCAACACCATTTCTAGTTAAAGGGAATAATGTCTTACCTTCACCAAAGGTTTGTGAAATATTATCAACTGCTACAATACTATTTTCAATAAAACCACTTAAAAATGTAATATAAGTCTCTGAAGCACTATCTGAAGGTACTCTAGTTCTAGGAGCAGTTGTAAATACAATATTATTACCACTTACAGTATAATCTGTATTAGGAACTAAAACTTCACCATAAACACTAACAATTAAATGTTGAGCAGAAGGTGGAGCAATAGGATTATTTTGAGATGTAAGTGCAAACTGTTTAGCACTACCATCAAATAAATCTATAGGACTTGCAAGACCAGTCCACTTTAATTTTACTTGCTCATAAGAAATACCTGGACTTAAGGCAATATTAGGAGAAGCAGTTGTTTTTTCATAATATATTACTTCATCACCAATTAATACACTACCATTTTCTTCTAAGAAATCATCAACACTTTCTACAACAATCGTATCATCAGTAACCTTAACACTCTCTACTACTTTAGTAGCACCATCAAGAATTCCAATATCCAACTTATCAATATCGAGATATTGGAGGAAATTGTTGAGTATATTTTGACCTAATCCAGTCTTTTCTTGGGATTTGTAATAGTACTCTAGAAATTTATTAAACAGAGGATATTCATCTGTTATAAACTCAGGAGTCTGTGAAACAATAGACTGAGAAACCTTATTAATATTCGTCATCTAACCTTAGAAACAATTAGAAGTGTTGATAGTACCAGAGTTGGTGATGGTTGGAACTTCGACCAAAACAGGTGTTTGGTTGAAAACCGTTGGCGTAAGACTATTTAGAGGTATAGTACCAGGAGGAACTGTGCCAATTGGTGATACAGTAACTTCTGGATTAACAACGTTAATAATTGTACCTGGAGTAGTCGAAGGAATAGTCCCGTTATTGGAAGGAATAAAGAGAACAGGAATTTGGAGATTGGTTGGAAGTACAGTTAAATCATTTATTGTACCAACTCCAGTTGTAGCATCAGTAAGAGTTATATTGGTTACATTTGGAACATTATCACCAGCACCAATAACATTTACTGGACCAAAGCAGATTTCACCAGTATCATAATTTACAGTACCTGCAGCAGTATTTGTGAATACTTTTTTGTTTCCTGTATTATAAAAAGTCCTTAAATTACCAAATCCATCATCTTCAAAGTATTGATCAATACCTGGTCTATCAAATGTTCTAAAGTTTCCTGATAGAAGGATAGGTTCTTTTTTACAAGTAGTACCATCAGTATTACTTGGAGCACTATTGTATAATGCTCCTCCAGTAGAAACACAATAAGTGTTAGTTTGATTGGTACTTGGAGAAATATATTTCAGAATTGTTGTTTGTAGTGAAACGTCACTAATACACTTATCAGATAAAACAATTGCTTTTTCAAAGTTTTGACTTCTAAATGTAGAATTGAAGTTATTAATTTGTGTTTGACCTGCCCATTCTGAAATAGCAGATTGAATATTAGATTTAATATCAGAAGTACTAGATCCGCACCCTGTATCATAAAGAGCAAAGATCTTACTATAAACGTAGATATTATCTGGGTCTATAACAACAGGATCAATAGATGCCATTGCATAGTCTCTTAGTCTTGCAGCAATATCTTTCTTAGTTTGGTCATTCAAAAGCGAACCAGTTCTGGTCTTAACTGCGATGTATACTTTACCATAAACAGGAGGATTAAGAGAATCCCCACCGTAGGCAACAACAGCTTCTGCATTTGGATATAAATTTTTGGTAATTACTGAGTAATCTTGTGCTGTAACTGCTCTATATTGTGCTGAATAATACCTTGGAGCATGATACTTAATAGATTCAATAGTTTCAGCAGCAACACCATATTGAGATTTTTGCTTAACTGTTATTCCTATTTCTGAAACAGGGTATGTAGTTCCTAATTGATCTGTTACGGTACCAATAAAGGAGAATGTAGAAACCTCATTTGCTTCTGAACCAGAAGTTACAAGATATTCTAAAGCAATAACTTCACCGTCACTAAGTTTTCTACCAACACTATCATCACCAAATCGTATCTCATAACGCATATCCTCGCCTTCAGCAAGGAAATAAATCCTAGTTGTGGCAGTTAGGTTGGTAATAGTTTCAACCTTGTTATAAAGGTCTGAAGCAGTCGCAGATTCGTTTGCTTTTACTCTTACCGACAAAGTAGATATATCTGCATCCTCAGAAGGAATTTTATAAATTTGTTTTGCAAAAGTATTAACGACATACTGGAAATTAACAATCGAACCTTCTTTAATGGTTACTGCATCAAACGTAGCAATACCAGTAGTTGTATTTACTTCTACCGTTGTATCTGCAAGAACATTCCAAACAAAATTACCTCCAGTAGCAACTGGACCTTTCTTCAGGGTAATATTACTAGGATATGCTCCATTTACTTGTGTTGTTTGTAATTCTAACTTCAAACATGCTTTTGCTGCTTGAATTGACCGAGGAACATAGTTTAATAGTTTAGCAAGATTAACAACATTATCTCTAACAGTAGAAGAAGGCAAAAATGCCTCATTCAACGCCATATTTGCATTAAATGCGGTATAATAACTGTTATATGCTAAAGTATCTACCAAATATGAAAGAGTAGACCCTTCAAAATCATAATCTGTGAACTCATTTCTAGTTCTTAGATAAGATTTAATGGAAGATTTTATATCCTCAAAATCTAATGCTGTTAAATTATTCGGTTGCATTATTCAGGTCTCTGTAAAACAAATGCTATTGTTTCAATAACAGGTAAACCTACAATTCTGTATTGAACAGTAATATTAACTTTATTCGTTTCCTCAAAAGGTATTACTTCAACGTCTGTAAGTTGTACTCTAGGCTCATACTGATTAATGGTATTTATGATTTCATCCCTAATAGCATCCAAAGTAAAGGGATCCATAGGTTCAAAGAGCAATGCCCTAGTTTTAGATCCAATTAAAGGTTGGAATGGTTTTTCTCCAGGGGTAGTCATTACTAAATTTCTAATGGATTGTTTGACAGAATTATCATTCTTAACAATACCAGCATCATTAGTAAAAGTATTTCTAGACAATCCCATTGCAATATCTCGAAAAGCACGAGAAGTTTTTGCTGATTGTCCTGTAATATCTTTTAAAGCCATTAAACTTTATAAAAGGTGTATTTCAACGTAAGTTCTTCCATAGGACCAATTGGTTTGATCACCTTTACATAATAATTCATACCTACCCTATACTTTTCACAATTAGGCATATCGCTATGATTAATAAAACCGCCTAATGGTGTTCGATGAATTGCTTCACCGTCTATAATATGGGACAGACCTAATTCAGTACCAACTGCAAAAGGTATTCTAGTGAATATCCCCTGACCAGCAATAGGACTATTTTGAACAAATAATCCTTCTGGTAGTGCCCTATAAGTCACTATAACATTACATATCTTTTATTATTTATCGCACTTCTCGCACATAACAGTTACCAGCGAGAATAATTCTATTATCACAATTATTTTTGGGAACATGATGACCTAAAACACTAGGAAATACTACAAGTTTACCTTCATCTGGTTCCACTTCTTTTCCACTATTAGTAAACACTAATGGTGATGATCCTTCTGGAGAATTTATAAAAAAGACATAACTGAATGTAAATGGCATATGATCATGCGGTATTGCATAATCACCTTTATTATATCTTGCAAACCAATTTTCAGTAAAATCTGCTGCTAAATTCTTCATCCATGACCATTTTGGTCTGCCTACTATAAGTAAACAGACCAATTCATTAATTTGTTCTATACATGGACTTTGTGTATCCCAACCAGTCCTTTTTGCTTTTAAATTCGTGTCGTATGTCAATAATTCATGATTATCAACCTCTTTAAGAATTTTTGGTTTAAATTCTTCATAATGAGGGTGATAATCAACAATTACATCAAGATCTTCACGTGATCTGAACATTAGAACTGTTTAGGGTGTGTAATGACATCCCCATGTATCTCACCAATATCATCGATGTGAGCATGGTCAATTTGTTCAATATGTAAATGCTCTAGTGAATTAGCAATTCTTTCAAGAGCATTAGCAATACGTGTAAACTCTTCACTCATCTTTAGATTCCTTGATTGCCTCTATTATAACACCTTTTAACTGTCTTAACTTCTTCTTTCCGAGACCAGCTCGTGTATCAATTTTTACTTTTAACCAATATACAAAGGCAAGTACCAGTATAAACTGAATGCCTTCACCCCATGAGAGATTCCATGCTTCATTCAAATCAAGACTTGCTGCTGCTAATAAGTTAATCATTTAAACCCCTTTTATAAAATTTAGTAGTACTTTAAAGAATCCCTGAGTAGCAGATCCTTCTATTTCATCAAACATATACATGTTTAACCTAAAAGCATAATTTGCTTCGGTGATTAATGCATTTATTTGTTGTTCATTCAATTCAAGACCATCTAATATTGCCCTATAATCCATTTTAAACGCTTTTGCGTCTTCAATCATAGGAAATTCATAGAAATGTAATCCTTCTCCTCTAGGAGGATTTAATGCCTTCTCAGCAATCCCTTTTAGAATCTGTCCACCTGATAAATCACCAATATAACGTGTATAGTGATGAGCAATAAGAAGATAAGGATCTTTTTCTGCTATTTCATTAATTCTATAGCAATATGTATTACATGCCTCTGTAGGAGTCTGCATTTCCCTCCACATAGGACCATAAAAATATCTAAGATCTCTTTGTATGA